CCCTTGGTTGAAAAGAAAGAAAGGTCAATATTTTCAATCTTGGACAGAAAGAGCAGACATCATTCGTCATTTGAATATGGTTGACGCTGTTGTATCTTGGGATGATGTTGATGATTCTGCCTGTGGTGCGATTGAGAAATGTCTAGAGATATCTCAAACTGTTGTCTTTTGTAATGGTGGAGACCGTGCAAAAGGTAACACACCAGAGCTTGATAAGTTTGGAAATAATGATAGAGTAAAGTTTGAATGGGCTGTTGGTGGAACTGAAAAGATGAACAGCAGTTCATGGATTCTTCATGGATACTTTGAACGACAAAGAAAGTTGTTGGGTATATGAAGAAGTGGTGGAGAGTATGGGCGAAAGCACTTGGAGAAAAGTCTGGTAAGTCTAACAGTGAAGCAGACACCATTGCAAAGATTCGCACCTTTATTTTTATACAGTTAGTTGTTACTAATTGTTTCATTATCGCAGGGAACATACGCCATTGGAATGACCCTGCACCTATAATTATTAATTATGAATGTATTCGTGACTGAGCCTTGCCCTTATGAATCGGCAAGAGTATTACCTGACAAACACATTGTCAAAATGCCCCTTGAGACATGTCAAATGTTATCAATGGTATATTCCAAATGGTACTTTGATTGGGGTCAATTAACCAAAAGGGATGGTACACCCTATAAAACTGATAAAGGCGCCTTCAGAGGTCATCCCTGCACCGCCTGGGCTGCAGAAAACATCAATAACACTGCATGGCTAATTGCACATGGATTTGGATTGTCTAATGAATATACAGAAAGATATGGTAAAACACACACATGTGAAGAACCATTGTTAGAAGCGGAAGCAATATTCTACGAAAAGACTGGACAACTTCCTAATGATTGTTATCATAAAGCAACACAGTTCCCTCGTGCTATGCCTGAAGAATGGAAGTTTGATGATAGTATAGACACCTTCGTTGCATATCGAAGATACATTGCATCGAAGCCATGGGCTGCAACCAACTATCTTCGCATACCTGACCGTAAACCTGAGTGGCTATGAAACTAACACAAGAAATTATTGACCAGATTCAAGAGGCAATGTTACATACCAAGAAGGATGGCACTGTCAACTGGAAAGATACTGATGAGATTGTAGTTCAATTAGCAGGGACATTTGCTGCTGACAGATTTATTGTCATTAAAAATAGAACAAAAGACCCAGTGATATCTGCTGCACCTCATCCTGATTTCGATTACGAAAGAAAGGTCTTTACCAAAGATGGTAGAGAAGAATACATGAAAGAATATGCAACTCAAAGATTGCACAATGATATAAAAAAGGAAAATGAAAGAATTTGATTATGACCTCGATTACAAGAACATTGATTTTACAGTTGAAGAAAATCGCAAACTTTATCGCATTGGAAGGGGAGAACAAGGAGTGCTATTGGTACGGCCTTACACTAACGATATATGCGCTCATTGGAGATTTGTAAATGAAACTATTGCTCGCAAATCTGCTGATAAAATCTACTCCATGTTCTGTGACTATAAGGACAAACAAGACTTCATTGGAATGGACATGGCTCGGAAGTTTCTTGAAATGGGATTTACTCGCTCCCGTCGGTATGCAAATCATCCTAGTGGGAAGAAGTACGCTAGAGATGGTTCCGTATCACCGCAGTCGCCAACCGCACTACACTGTGAAAAGTCCCGTTCTGCAAGCGTTTTCAAACAAATGAGAGATAAAGCTGCATATGATGAAAAGTATGTTACAATGAGAAAAGAATGGAGATCACAAGAATGATTTTTTTAGCATGCCCACCAGTATACACTTTACCTGGTACTTGGAATGACCCAGATAAAATAGCAAAGTGTAATGATACATTAATTCCACATTTTACATTTAATCCTGATTATACTTTTGGTGTATCAATCGCAGTAATTACGATCTTATTAGCAGGTTATGGAATCTATAAAGGATTCTTTGCAAATAAAGGATTGACAGATCCTTGGGATGATCATGATGACTAAGTTAATTGAAAAAGATGATCCACAATGGTTTGCACAGACAAGTGATAAACAATATGATCGTCACCACTATAAGATAGTTTGCCAAAACAAATCTTTTGTGGTAGAATCTTGGGATGAGGTTCAAGAATGGTGGTGGAATAATTGTCGTTCACCTTGGTTTGAAGGAACAGTTGTTCACGTTATTGACAAACCAAAACCAAAATCGAAAGGTTTTAAATAATGAGTGATTTTATATGGGTTGAAAAATACAGACCCACTACAATTGATGAATGTATCTTACCAAAAGGTATTAAGAAAACCTTTCAAGATTTTGTTGAAAGAGGTGAGATACCAAATATGTTATTGTCAGGTCCACCAGGTATTGGTAAGACCACAGTAGCAAAAGCATTGTGTAATCAATTAGGAGCAGATTACTATGTCATTAATGGATCGGATGAAGGACGCTTTCTTGACACGGTTCGGACGAACGCAAAGAACTTCGCATCTACCGTCTCTCTTACAAGTGACTCGAAACATAAAGTCATCATCATTGACGAAGCAGACAATACCACTTCCGACGTACAGCTCCTTCTCAGAGCGTCTATTGAGGAGTTCTCCAGAAACTGCAGGTTTATCTTTACCTGTAATTACAAAAACAAAATTATCGACCCTTTACATAGTAGGTGTTCTGTTGTTGATTTCTCAGTTAATAAAAAAGACAAACCAACAATAGCAGCACAATTCTTCGCAAGATTAAATTCTATTCTAGAAGAAGAAAAAGTAGAGGCAGATAAGAAAGTTCTAGCAGAACTTATTAACAAACATTTTCCAGATTGGAGAAGAGTTCTTAATGAGTGTCAAAGATATGCAGTTAGTGGTAAAATAGATAGTGGTATATTAGCTGCCTTTTCAGATGTTGCTGTAAATGACCTTATTAAAAATCTTAAACAAAAAAACTTTTCTGAAGTTCGTAAATGGGTTGTCACAAACTTGGATAATGACACTTCTGTTCTATTGCGTCGTATTTACGATAGTCTATATGATTCATTGGAGCATAGAAGTATCCCTGCGGCTGTCCTTATTCTGGGAAAATATCAATTCCAGATAGCATTTGTCGCAGACCAAGAAATCAATCTTCTTGCTTGCTTAACAGAAATCATGGTAGAATGTGAATTCAAATGACTATTAAATTAATCCGTATGTGGTCTGGTGAAGATGTAATCGCCGACGTTATCGAAGAGAATGAGTATACAATTACGATGGAGAATCCAATCGTTGCTGTGCCATCTCAACAACCAGGACAAATTGCATTTGCTCCTTGGTCTCCTTTACATAAAAAAGGAAAAATAAAAGTATCAGAAGGGTATGTTGTTTACATAGGAGAACCTCAAGAAGAAATTGTTGAGGAATATAAAACTATGTTTGGTAAGATATCAACTCCTACTAAAAAATTGATTATTTAATTATGACTAAATCAACATTTACAAAAACAAAAGCACAAATGAAATCATCAAGTTATTATACATTTTGGAGTATAGCAACAGTAGCTGTTGTTGCAGGTCAAATTTATGTCGGCACTGGATATCGAACAATGTCAAAATCATTAGATGCATGGTTTGATAAAACTATAAGTATCATGATACAAAAACGTCTTATGGGACAACCAGAACGAGGAGGAGTAGAGTTCTTAAATCTTCCTGATCGTAAACCTGCTGAAATTAATCCTGATGATTATATCATTTGGGAGACAACTGAAAGTAATGTTAATGTCAATTAAATCTCTTAAAACTCCACTTAGATATCCTGGCGGTAAATCAAAAGCAATTAAGACCTTATCACAATGGTATCCTAAAATTATATCAGAATATCGTGAACCATTTATTGGTGGTGGTTCGATTGCAATTGATGTTACAAAATCAAATCCAGACATACCAGTTTGGATAAACGATTTGTATGTTCCTTTATATAATTTTTGGGTACAGTTAAGAGATCGTGGTGAAGAATTATCAGAAAGAGTTCGTGAAGAAAAACAGAATACTCTTGATGAAGGTGACAAAGAAAAAGTAACTGCAAGTGCAAAAGAATTATTCAATAAGTACAAAGAAGAGATTGATACTTATGATGACTTTGAAAAAGCAGTAGCATTTTTTATAATGAACAAATGTAGTTTTTCTGGTCTAACAGAGAATAGTACATTTTCACAAACAGCATCCAATGCTAATTTTTCATTAGTAGGTGCTGATAAATTAATAGAGTTTTCAAAGTTAATTCAACATTGGAAGATTACAAATATTGATTACTCAGAAGTTATGAATGCAGATGGCACTGATAGTACATTTGTATTTCTAGATCCCCCATATGATATTAAAGATTTTTTATATGGTAAGAATCGTGAAATGCATAAATCATTTGACCACAATTTATTTGCAGAAAATGTTTATAAATGCAAACATAATTTTATGATTACCTATAATGTAAATCATCGTTTAATGCAAATGTATGCAGAATATGAATTAAATTTTTGGAATTTAAGATATTCAATGGCACATAGGGGAGAAAAGGGAACTGATGATAATGTTAAACAAGAATTATTAATAACTAACTATAACATAAACCCAGTAACACCAATAGAAGAATTACTAACTACATGACAGAATTCATTCAAAGACATATCGGTATTACCGAAACAGAACAGACTCAAATGCTAAACGATTTGGGTCTTTCTTCGTTAGAAGAATTAGTAAGAGAGATAGTACCAACTTCAATCTTACTTCGTGGTGATGATAATTTACCAGAACCTTGTAGTGAACAACAGGCACTTGAAGAATTAAAAGAGATTGCAGAACATAATATTGTTAGAAGAACGTTAATTGGTCAAGGATATTATGGAACAATCACACCACCAGTTATTCAAAGAAATGTATTTGAAAATCCTGCATGGTATACATCATATACACCATATCAGGCAGAGATATCCCAAGGTAGATTAGAAGCATTATTTAATTATCAAACACTGATTACAGAACTTACTGGATTACCAGTTGCAAACGCATCTTTATTAGATGAAGGCACTGCAGCTGCAGAAGCAATGTTACTTGCCCATAGTCAAAGTAAGAAAAAAGATTTTATAGTTGACGATAAAATATTTCCACAAACATTGGAGGTATTACTTACAAGAGCAGAACCATTAGGTATCAACATAGTTAAAGTTGATGTAGATGAACTTGTAGATTTAGAATCATTAGAAAATGCATTTGGTCTTATACTTCAATATCCAAATAATTATGGTGCGTTAAAATATAATGATGGATTTATGAGATGTGCCGAAGCGTATAAATGTATGAAGATTGCAATCGTTGACCCACTATGTCAGGTATTAATGAAACCTGTAGGTGAGATGGGTTTTGATATTGCAGTTGGTAGTATGCAGAGATTTGGAATACCTATGGGTTTTGGAGGACCTCATGCAGCATTCTTTGCAATAAGTGAGAAATATAAACGTAAGATTCCTGGACGTATTGTAGGGCAGTCGGTAGATAGTCAAGGTAATAAAGCACTACGGCTAGCATTGCAAACAAGGGAACAACACATAAGAAGAGACAAAGCAACGTCCAATATATGCACTGCTCAAGCACTCCTCGCAAATATGGCAGGTTTTTACGCTGCTTACCACGGTTCGGAAGGTCTGAAAAAAATAGCAAATAGAATACTAAGATATAGAGAGACGTTAAAAACAGCATTAAGATGGTGTGGTAAAGAAGTAGAAGACACAGAGGGTTTTGATACTATTCGTATAAAAACTGATATTGATTATTATAATTTCTTGAGTGATAAGTTCAACGTCAGGTATGAAGATGGTTGGATGATGATAACTTTAGATGAACTTACCACAATACAGGAGTTGGATGAAATAGTTCAAACACAAATTGTATTCAACGCTAGTTCCAATACAATAAATCATGTATATGATGCGTGTAAAGATTATGTATGGAAAGATATACCTCAAAGAAAAGGAAAGTGGTTAGAGCAAGATATTTTTAACAAGTATCATAGTGAAACAAATATGATGAGATATATTAATGAATTAGTATCTAAAGATTTCTCATTGGTAAATGGTATGATGCCACTTGGTAGTTGCACAATGAAACTCAATGCAGCATCAGAGTTAATGCCAGTTTCTTGGCCAGAGTTTGCAAACATACATCCATTTGCTCCTAAGAAACAAACAGAGGGTTATCAGATTATTATTGATGAGTTAAAAGGTTGGTTGTGTGAAATCACTGGATTTGATTCTATATCCCTACAACCAAATGCAGGATCTCAGGGAGAGTATGCAGGTCTTCTAGCAATACAGGAATATCATAGAAGTCGTGGAGATGTAAACAGAAATGTTTGTTTGATACCCACAAGTGCACATGGAACAAATCCTGCTAGTGCTATCATGGCAGGTATGAAGATTGTAGGTGTACTTTTAATAACAGCTTTACTTAT